ATTCCTTGAATGGTTTTTGGCAGATGATTTTGTTCAATTTGCCGTTGCTCTTGTAATAATTTTATCTATCATTTCTTTTGCATATTACATGGCAAAGAAGCAATAACTGATTAAAAGCGGCATTTTAACAACTAGAAAGAGAGGTAAAGTAACATGAAATTACCATCTAAATTATATGATGTACTCAAGTGGTTAGTGCTGATTGTCATTCCGGCTCTGACCACTTTTTACGCTGTGCTGGATAACATCTTCGGATGGGGATATGCGGAGACAGTAACCACTATCTCAGCAGCAGCATGTACATGTATCGGTGCTATCATCGGAATTAGCACAGCGCAATATAACAAGGAGATCGGATAAAATGACTGGAGAAATGTGGCTGGCATTGATCGGGGTAGTGTTCGGGTCTGCTGGCCTATTTGCCCTGATTCAGTTTTTAATCAGCAGACATGACAAAAAACATGACCGGCTTCAAGAAATCGAGAAGCAGCTGAACAAGACAGAGGCTGATTCTGTCCGGATGCAGTTACTCTTCCTGGTGACACAGATGCCGGAAGAACACCAGGAAATCATGACAGTCGGTGAACATTATTTTTCTGACTTAAAGAAAAACTGGTATATGACATCTCTTTTTCAGAAATGGTGCGACAAAGAGCATCTAGAGGTCCCAATCTGGGTTAATCACGGAGGGAAAGAATGAAAGGAATAGATCTCTGCTGTCAACAGCATGATATTGATTGGAAGAAAGTCAAGGCATCCGGAGAGGTTGACTTCATCATTCCCAGAACCGGCTGGGGAGTAGACTGTGATGGAGACATCATAGATCCGAAATTCTTGGAGTATGTCAAAGGCGCTCATGATAACGGAATCAGTGTTCCAGGCGCTTATCATTTCATATATGTCAACAGTATGGATGATGCCATCAAAAACGCTATGTGCGCTGTTAATGCGGTTAAGACTGCCGGACTGCCGAAGTCAACTATTATCTGGTGCGATCAGGAAGAGGATACTGTTGTGCAGGCCGTCAAGCACGGATTCAACCTGACCACAAAGCTCCAGAGACAGGTTACAGAGATATTCTGTAATTATGTTTTGTCACAAGGATATCAGACCGGCGTTTATCTCAACCAGGATTACATTGTCAGAATTTATGGGAAAGATATCCTCACAAAATACGACATCTGGCTCGCCGATCTGGAAGGGGAGCCGTACTGTGATTGCCTCTACAGGCAGTATGACTGGTACGGCAGAATCTCCGGCATACCGACCAATGTGGACAGAGATGTCTATGTGGGTAAGCATACCGGACAGCATACGGCAAGCAATGGCAGCTTAATTGATAAATTCTGTAATGCTCTCGATGTTTTAGGAGATGGAAGATACTATTATTACGGAGAGGGCAATCCAGGCATCGGATGCTCCGATTATGTCAAGCTGGCTCTGCAGGCAGCAGGCATTATCCATGCCGGTGAGACCTTCTGGGCAGGACAAGCTCAGAGAGGAGTGCTTGATGACAGAAGCCGGTTCCAGTATATCGAATGGGATCCACGCAATCTCCAGCGGGGAGATATCCTGTGGAGTCAGGGCTACCATGTTGCAGTCTGGGATGGCAATATGGGCGTTTGGGAAGGCTCTCCGGTTCACTCTCACGGAGTTTGTGATAACGGCAAGACCGGAGTAGGACGCAGACGGAATCACACTTACTGGAACTGCGGTAACGGTACAAACAGCTGGTCAAATATCTACAGAATTATTGATCCGGAAGATGTAAAACAGGATGCTCAGGAGGAAATAAAGATGGATAAAGGATTTATTGCGGCAACGCTGGCTCCGTGTATGCCTGTGATCCGCTCCGGCAAGAAGGGTGATTTTGTGACCGCTCTGCAGAGGATAATGGCTAAGTACGGCTGGTACACAGACAAGATTGACGGCTCATGCGGTCCGAATACTGTAAAAGGTATCAAGCTGTTACAGCAGGCTATCGGTGTGACTCCGGACGGGTCATTCGGTCCGGCTAGCTGGAAAGCTCTGTTATCTTAATAAGAAGAAACGGCTCCTGGAGGATAGTCCTCTGGGAGCCTATTTTTTTGTGCTTGTCTGACTACATTTTTGACTACATTTTGACTACATTTTGTGCAGTCAAAGGGTGTTTTCACATGTCATTCAGTGACGCTCTATGACACATGTGTGGGTTTTAACAAATGCAGTAAAATCAAGGGCTTCCGGACTTCAGAACATGAAAAAACAGCCATTTTACAGGCTGTCTTTCAAAATAGTGCGGATGGTGGGACTCTAACCGCAGTTGTTGATTTTATGGGGTCTCAGACTAATCTGACTGCATTTCTGACTTCAATTCTGACTGCAGTTTTTCAGATAATTTTCACTGCTTTCATGGCAGTTTCTTTCGCTTCTTTCATTACATGGGTATAGAGATCTAATGTTATAGCTGTCTTTGCATGTCCTAATATCTTCGACAGGATCTCAAAGTCCTGAGGTCTCTGTTCCATCCAGCGGGTAGCAAATGTCGCACGGAAGGCATGGCATGTGAAGTGATCTATGCCTTTACGGCTCGTAATTCGCTTTATTTCCCTGTTTATGGGGTACTCCCGTAAAAGTGTACCCTCGACACTTGGAAACAGCTGTGCGTTGAATCTGAGGCCGTACAGGGCATGATTCAGCTGCTTCTGTGTGTTGATCGTCTCCAGTATCTCCGGAGTGAGCGGGATGTCCCTGGTTCCGGCATAGGTCTTTGCGCTGTCTCCGATCGTGTACCCGCCGACATCGGTGCGGGTGACTGTCTTGGTAATATGGATGCAGTTTTCCTTCTGGTCAATATCAGATTCCTGGAGCGCTCCTAACTCTCCGACACGGATACCGGTCTGCAGCATCAGTTTGAAGTGATTCAGATAGAAGGATTCAGCTGCACCTTTCAGGAATGTCTTGACTTCATCCTCTGACAGTCCTCTATGCTTCGTGGAGGATGCTTTCGGCTCCGTGCGTCTGATCGGCTGGATGCAGAGACAGGGGTTCCGGTCTATGGTCTCATCACGGACTGCCACAGTGAACACATGCTTCAGATGATCCATGTAGTTGTTGACGGTCCTCGTGGACTTGCCGGAATCGATCAGAGATCTCTGCACCTTCTGACAATCCTTGGACTTGATATCCTTGATCCTCATCTGTCCGAGGGTAGTGCCGTTCTTCATGATCTGGACCTTGGCGCAGGCATCGAACCAGGTGCGCTGGCTCCGGATCGTGGCCGGTTTCACCTTCAGCCGGTTCATTTCTTCATAATCATCATAGTAGTCATTGAGGACCGGATTCTCATGATCAAGAACGCCGTCACGGAGTTCCTGTTTTTTCTTAGCTTTGTTCTCGAAGAGCTCATCATTATTGGATCCATATACAAAGTATCTTTTTCCTTCATATGTAAAGCTTGCTTGGTATCTGCCGTCTGATCTTCTCTTAGCCATTTTGGTCACCTTCTTTCTCTTCCGTATAACTTGCGAAGTTTTTCGTAAGTATCTCTAAGAATTTCTTGTTAAATGCTTCTGTAATAGTTTCCTTTAGTTCAATATAATCATCATATGGAATCGTAAGAGAGTACTTACCTTTAGTTAATTTTATTCCGGCAAGAGTCGGTACGAAAATGGGATATCCGTCCTGATCGTAATCAATAAATTCATCTTCTCCTGGAACATCCTCATATTCCCATCCAGCTGACCGGAATAATTCTTCGACAGCATTGGTCTGAAAATAATATTGTTGAACATGAAGATATTTATTTTTTTCTGGAACATCGAAACCCATGAGCCAAGCAGGACTTACATTTAATATCTTAGCTATGACTTCCGCAACTTCTGGTGATGGAGAATGCCGTCCATTGATATAATGACTAACAGATGATTCTGTAATATTGGCTTTCTGTGCAAGTTCTCTTTGACGAAGACCAGCATCCTTTAATGCTTTTTGAAGTCTTTTTGATATTATTTCCTTATTCATGATCTCACCTCCTCACATATGTTATATCACGTTGTTTTTTCACTTTCAATAAAAAACTTTAAGCTAACTAAAAACTTTTTATTGACAAGCAACTTTAGCGGTGTTAAAGTATTACCCGGAAGGAGGTGATTATATTGTTTCCAAAGCTGAGAGGTCGAATAGTAGAGAGATACGGCACATTAAGGAATTTTGCAAAAGAGCTTAATGTTACTGAAGCAACATTGAGCTTAAAAATGTGCGGTAAATCTGCATTCAAGTATGATGATATCGAGCGAATCTCTGAACTGCTGGATATCCCTAAAGAAGAGTATGGAGCATATTTTTTTACCAAAAAACTTTAGTAGAACTAAAGACATAGGAGGAGATCATGACAGAACTGAACGAGAATGTCATCGAATGGTTTGACGGTGACGATACCATCGCAGTCACTCTGCATCAGAAGAGGTTTGTGAACAGGGTTAAGAAACTCGCAGAACAGTCAGAAAACGTGGTGATTTTACACGAAAATCCGGACGGCAGTATATTTGCTCACTTGCCTCTTTCCTGTCTGAAATTGACTCTGAAAAGGTCGGCAGAACTGGACGAACAAGAGAAATCTGA